AATATCTTTCATAACACCATTTGAATTGATGTGGATTTTACCACTTGACAACACTTCCATACGCATAGCTTCAAGACGTGCTTTAGCACCAGCGATTAGAGTAGTTTCATCGTTAAAGATTGTTGATAACACTGTGTCAATAAGTTCTTGATTTTTAGTTTGCGCTAAAACGTTAAGTTGTTGACGGTCAGCCTCTTTTACAAGCATACCTTCTTTAAAGTAAGGCATTTCTTCGTCTAATAAGACTACAGCAATGCGGTCACGAAGTGGAACTTTAGTGTCAAACGCTGCCGCTTTGATACTAACTGGTTTACCAGCTGCTCCTTTGATAAATGATAACTTAAGACCAAGTTGTTGTTTAGATGGAAAAGCTTTTTCTCCCAAAGTCAAGTCAACATTTGCTTGTTGTTTATCATAAAATCCTTTGATGTTAGCAGATGTTACAACGTCATAAATTAATGCCATTATTTAGTTCCTCCTTTTACAAATACAATGTGTGGTAATTTAGTAGCTAGTGTTGATGTGTCTTTAGCTAACTCTTGGTCAACTAACTTATCAGAGTTTACTGTACCACGATAAACAAGTGCACCCGTAGCGTCACCTTTAGACAGATCTACATCCGTTAACAAAATGCCATCAATATGATCGGCACCAGAAACTTCAGCATTTCGAACTGGTTTTACTTTTTTGGTGCGGTCTTTAAAAACAGATGCCCCATCACCTGCTAAAACTGTTCCAGCGGATGCCAATCCTTTACCAAATGCATTCGCATCTAAAGTTACAGAAATTGCTTCGTATGGCAAGTTATGTAAAATCTCTTTTGATGTTTTTACTGTACGTTTATTCATTTCTTCCTCCTAAAATAGTTTGGTGTTAACTTTTCCAGCTCGTTCTGCTAAGCTTGCACCAAAATTTGATTGAGTTGTAATAGAACCACTCCCAATTGAAGGGGTGGCTTGTCGTGCCAATGATTTGCGATCATCAGCGATTGCTTTAGCAAATGCGCTAGCTAGCTTAGTGACATTTGCTTTTGTTTGCTCTGCATCTAAAGTTACTGCAAGACTAAGAACATCATCATCAACATTAATGTCAGCCTCTGAAAACATTTTACGAGCAACTGCTGTTAGTTCGTTGCGTGTCTTATCATCTTTTAGTTGTTGCAACTCTTCTAACAATTTCTGTGTTTCGTAGTTAGCTTTTTCTTCGCTGTTCATCTTTGCTAATTTTTTAGCTTCGTCTTGCTCTGCTTTAAATTGCTCCTGAGCGTCTTTGTGAGCTTTTGCAACTGCACGATTAACATTCTGTTGTATCATTTCAGTTACTTCCGCTTGTGTAAAAGTCTTCTCTGATGTAGCTTCCGCTTTAACTTCTTCTTGAGTTTCGACTTCCTCTTGTGTTACTTCGTCTACTACACCATTGTTAACTAAATCTGCCATGAGGCGCCTCCTGTTTAAAGTCATGTCTGACTATTAAATCTTGCACAGTTTATAGCCGTAAGCACGTTTTGGGCATAATAAAAACCAGCCTCAACTGGTTTTGTTACTACTTATTTTTTCCATTTTTTCTTTGAGTGTTTTTTGATGCGACTAAGTTCATTGTTAGTCGCTTGTGCGTTATGCTCTACAATTTTTTCAAGTTGTTCAATCCGTTCATGTTGTTTGATTAATTCCTTTGAAAACATAACGTTTTCTGCGACGAGTGAAGCGATATAGTATTCTAGTTTGCGTTTTTTCTTAATGCGTTTGTTCATTTTTTACCTTTCTTATGTTCGATATCTTCACCAACGACTGCACAACGACAATGCGGGTGAAATGGTGGCGCTGTATTGCCTGTATCCCATTTTTCCATAGGATACGGACCGTCACTTGCTATTCCTTTACAAATAGAACAGGCGGAGGGCTCGGGTAATATCTCAAAGCCGTTAAATCCGTTATCTTCTATTGATATTTTGCTAACTTCCATTTGTACCCTTGCATGTTCTGTAATCGCTAGACGTCTAGCGTAGCTGTCTGATACCTCAAACTCTTTTTTTAGCTTATTAGACAACTTAATAGCGTTATCGCCTTTTGTTACAGCTTTATAAACTTCCTCTTTTACTATTTTTCTAAGGTCATCTTGTCTTTGCCAAATGTTTTCACTCCACGTTGCGCCTTTGAAATTTGCGTTTATTGTTGCTTTAGCTAGATTTTTAATGTCATTTTGACTAGAAACAGATGTTCCAAGTAAGCCCGACTGAAATTTCAACTCTTCTTCAAAACCATCTTCAAGGAATCTTTTTGTCGCTTTGTATTCATCTTCCGATAAGTTTTGCATCGCTAAATCAATATTTAATTGCAAAAGCTCTAATGCGTTAACTTTCATCTTTAAGTTATAAACAGCCATGTCTATATTTTCTTGATGCGTAAAATTAGCTTTAGTGACTTTAATTCCCTCTTTGCGCATTTCGTTAGCCCTTGCAACTAATTCTTTTGCCTTTTTCTGATAAGCGTTTATATCAACGTCAGAAACAGCCTTTTTAGCAAGCTTTAAGTCTATCGCTTCTTTATCTGCATAACGTTGATAAAAAGACTCTATTTCTTTTTCTATCTCACGGAAGTGATAGTCGTGTATTTGTTTCATAGATTTTCCTAAACTGACATCTTTTTTGTCTTTGGCTTCCATCTCTTTTTTTACACGTTTGCGCCAATAACTTTTGCCTTCCTTAGTGTGCATGTCCATGAGCTAACTCCTTGTCTGACATACGTGTTTGAGCTTCTAGTTTTTGAGCTAGCAAACTGCCCGACTGCGATTCTTGCATGATTTTATCTTCTTCTTCGTCTGGATCATCAACAATACCAGTGACAAACATCTTAGTTTTGTTGGATAGTTCTCCACCAAGCGCTTTAAAATCATTTATTTTTTCTTGGTCTGATTTAGGTAAGTTTGGAGTAAAGATTATTTTTAGCTTGCTGATATCAAAATCTTTAATTTCACTTAAAAACTCACTAACATGAGCAATAAGCTTATATCTACGTTTCAACGACTGCTCAAATAACGCTTGTAAATCCACACGTTCTTGATCCAGTCCAAAAACTTTCCACTTGAGCGCTTCTCCGGACTGATTACCAGCAAATTTATTGTCTGTCATATCTGGCGTATTAGTAAATCTGTGGATATCCTCAGCGATTCTGTTTTTATATGCTTCAGTTCCCTGTACGTCATATTTTTTATACAAATACTTAGCGTCAACAGAACCTTCACGTCCTTCGCTATCAACAGGTGGTTCTAGATTTAACAATCTAGCTTTTCGCATAGCTCTCAAATATGTAATGGCTTTTTCTTGCGTATCTACGTATTCAGGAAACGACACACGACCAATAATCGCTAGAATAGCGTCTGACAAGTCTTGCATGTAGTTGGCTGTGTCTGACTGCGCAGAGTCGTACAAATCAATCAAAGATAATTCTGTTTCGTAATCGCCTAAACCGTCATCTGTATTAAGATATTCCGTGATAGGAACAGCACCAAAAGCGTGCGGTTGTCTATCTGTCTCTGTTAATTCTCCATTAAATTCAAAAAAGATAACTTCCGAACTTGTATAAACTTCTACCGTCTTGTCTGTTTTATCTATTTGACTTTTGTTGTAGTATCGCACACCAATAAGACTATCTTTATCAACGTCATTTTTATAGATAATAAAAGTCTCTCTCGGGTCTAGTCTTATCACTTTTGTTTTATCATCTGCACTACGATAAGCGAGTTCGTAAGCACGACCAACTTTAGACAAATCTTTTATAAGTTGTCTATTTAATTGGTGGAAATTGTTCTTTTTTGCTAACTCTTTTAAAAGTTCGTTGTTAACTTCATCGTCATACTCAACACGTATTGGATTACCAACAAGATATCCCTGTTTAAATGTTGATATATACTTGCCATAATTATGTATGGCACGAACATCAGCCATGTCCTCATCTTGCCTACGACCAGACTTAGATACCTCGTGATTGTTTCCTTCTGCATAATCTAACAACTCTTGTATACGTGGTTTTTGAATGTTCTCGTGGTGTTTTAAGTATTCAAGTAATATTTTATAGTTGTCATCAAACAAAGCGCTTATATCGCTTATCTGATACCTCATTCTTGACTCACGATGAAAACGCAACTCTAAAAGTTTATGTTCCCCAGTTGAGTCAATAAAATCTTCTATGTGTGCCATTGTTTCTCCTATCTAGTTTTTAAGACCTTGATAAAGTACATTGAAATTGTTGGTTTTACTTATGCTATCTTCTTTATGCTGTGAATAAAGAGCATATCTGATGGCATCTAGCACATCATCGTATTCTTTTTGTGGTTCGTCTTTTGTGCTGTTAGGTTTCCATTTGTATTGATATATCTCATCAAAAAAACGAGGAATACACCCTCGCTTGATAAATAACCTTTTATCCTTGAATGATTTCGCTATATATTCAATGCCTGCAACAACTTCTTTACGTCCATTTCTTGCTTTAATACGCTCTCTTTTAAAGCGAGCAACGTGTTCTGGTCTCGCACTATCTGCCCAGAATGTAACATTCCCATAGATTTGTATAAACTCTTTGGCTCTAGTTACCCACCAATCTATTTCTTTATATTGCTCTGCAATACCATCAACTAAGTAATAATTTCCATTATTGTCCTCTCCGATAATCACAATTGAACCATAGTGATCATATCCCCAGTCGACACCGGCAAAAAAGCGTGTCATTTTTGGCAATTCTTCGACTTCGTGGACGTTTTTATCATAATCAGAATAAATAGCACCCTCTGCGACCGTCCATTTACCTAAAATGTCACGGTCATAGAATTTTCCACTAGGCGTTGCGCTTTTTATCGACTCAATGTAACGCTTAGATAGAAAAGTGTTATCATCTAACTTAAAACTAAAATCAATAATCATATCATCGTCAGAGTCGATATAATCCGTTTTGAGCCAATGATTAGGGTTATCTGGGTTACTATCCCAAACTATCCTTGCACCCTCACCAGAACACCTAGAAATGATTTCTTTGAACACTGTCTCGTTAGCAAGTGAAGCTTCGTTAACATATGCACCAAATGATGTAAAACCTCTAGCTCTTTTTAACCCACTAATAGACCCCGTATATACTTGCACAACCTTAACGCCACAAAATGTAAAAGATCCATGTTTGTCATATTTAGGCTCAAAGCCATATTTATTATAAAGCTCCTGTAACACGTTGTTTTGGATAGAAGTAGATGATGTCCCAGCTAAAATATAGATAGGTTCATCTATTTTTAAGTCATCTGCAATCTTACGAACACGATATAACTCTGTTACAAAAGTATCGTTGTTAACAACAGTTTTTCCAGCACGCTTTGCTCCATGAAGTCCGCAGATAAACCAATCGTTATTCCAAATGTAATCAAGAACTTGCAATTGCTTTCTTGTGTATAACTTACTCAACTCCATCTGAAATAGCTCCTTTGACCATATTCAAGAAATTGGCTATTTTCTCATCTTGTCCTTCATCTCCGCCAATTTGAGACTTCAACTTCTCAATTTCAAGGTTGATCTTTTTGAGTTCTAGGTTTGTTGGGTAACGTTTCATCAATTCGCTTCCTGCTTTTATAACCTCTGCTATTGATGGTTGCTTCTCTATCGTTACAAATTCACCAGTAATCTGATTAAGTTCCGTTACTTCTTCAGTTAATTCCTGTCTAAGAATTTGTGTAAACACTCTAAGAACTTCATCAGCTGTTGCTATCGAACTCTTTTCTAAGACTTTCATACGACTCTGTATAGCTTGCTTTATTTCAAGTTTTTTCAAGTTTTGCTCGCCAATTTGACCAGCGGTTTTTTTACTATACCCCGCTTTTATCGCTGCATCAGTCGCATTCCCGCAGATGATGTACTCATCTATAAATTTTTGTTGTTTTAGTGTTAATTTACCTATTTTCCACCACCTCCTCCGTTTTAAAAAAATAAGTATTTTATGCGTGTTTTGCTTGACAATTATTGCTTATGTGTGTATAATATAAGTATAGAAAGTGAGGTAAGCAATATGCCAAGAACCGCAAGAGAAATCATCAAACTCTTGAAAAAGAACGGCTTTGTAAAAGTCAGTCAAAACGGTAGTCACGCAAAGTACAAAAACTTTGAAACAGGCAACATCACAATCGTGCCCATGCACAAAGGTGATATGCCAAAAGGCACCGAAGACGATATTCTCAAGAAGGCAGGGCTGAAATAAGCTCTGACCATCTTGGTTATTGTTTACCTAGAAAGGAAAAACTATGTTAATCTATCCAGCTGTTTTTACACACGACAACGAAACTAATTCAATTGGCGTTCGTTTTCCAGATGTTCCTGAAGCTATTACTTTCGGCAACGACTTAAAGCACGCCTATGAAATGGCTGTCGAAGTCTTAGGATTTGCTCTTGAAGACTATACTGATTATCCAAAGGCTAGCTCCGTTTCTGATTTAAAAGAACAGTATCCTGATTCTGATATTGCTTTAATTGGCATTGATATGATTGCCTACATGAAAAAATATCACTCTAAGAAGGTACGCAAAAACGTGACTATTCCTGAGTGGTTGAACAACGCAGCCGAAGATAAAAACCTCAACTTTTCTCAAGTCCTTACTGAAGCACTTGAATTAAAATTACAAGCATAAGAGCCGCTGTTGTGGTTCTTTTTTGCATAATAAAAATAGACTCAACAGTCAGCTACACTACCATAAACAACTTTTCGGTTTTACCACAAGCACTTCCTCCTTGCATTGTGCTTCTAGCTGTCTTAAACTCATACACACACTTAAATCTATCATCTGATATTTCGTAACTAGAAACAATAACAATATTTTCCTTGCTCATTTCGTACGCCCAGTCGTAGAATAATTGACTGTCAAATGTATCACCAATGTAAGAATGCTGGCTCGTCATTTCATACGGTGGATCAAGATAAAAAATAGCGCCATCAACATTCGAGAATGCTTTATAATCTAAATTTGTCGCTTCTAATCGTTCTAACTGTTCTAACTGTTGTAATCGTTCTAACTGTTGTAATCGTTGCAATTGCTCTAGTTGCTGTAATCGCTGTAAGTTTCCGATTTTACCAAGCTTTTCTTCCTCGCATAAAAGACAAGTCTCTTTGTATGTGTCTGTTTGCTTATAGCCACTAAATACATCATGCTTATTAATAATCTCAACCGCTAATTTATATTTTATATCTGACAATTCTATGTTATACAAAAAACTTATTGAGTTGTTCCCAAAACTGTTAACAAGCAATTTAATATTGTCGTCAACTGTTTTGTTTGTTTTGGTTTTTATTTTTAAAAATTCTTCTCGGCTGATGATTAGTGTTTTTAACCACTCTCTATCTTGAGTAATAACTCTTTTAAACATATCAGTAACATCATTGTTTAAATCGTTGTAATGCACTTCTAAATTATTTAGCATACACTCTGCAGTTATTGCACCTCCTCCACCAAAAATGTCATATATTTTTT